ACTGTGTGTTCCAGGGAAACCCGGCCTGCTGCGGGACATCGCGTAAGGCTTGGCGATAGGTAGTCCATTCCTGCTTCTTGGCGTCCGCCAATTTACAAGTTGGCAGGTCAACCCAATCGGAATCTGCCAACATTGAATTTCTACCATCTCGAATGTGGCGATTGGCCACGACCAAACTCTTGGCGGCTTCCTCCGCTGCGGTTTGTTCATAGGCGGCGACTTCTTCTGGCGTCGCGTCACGAACCTCGTCATTGATCTGTATTTTCATGGGCGTCCTCACTTCATGCCATAAATAACTATTGTGCCAGAGTTAAGTGTGGAGGGGGATTCAGTAATCAAACGAAACCCTGTCATCTCTGTGTTGTACCCGTAATTTCTAAAATAAGCATACTGGCAACTGTTTGCATAAGAAACTCCTCTGTAACCAGAAAATAAAGTTCCAGAGCTTGACTGGCCTGCGCTAGAAGAAAACGGGAAAATAAGCGTCCAAACTGCTGAGACTTGAATGCTGTTATCTGGGTCTTGGCCATCGACAATTTGCAAATCAGAGCCGTTTAAGTTTGTTACAGACGATGTACCTCGATTGTCAAATAAAACAGACCGCCCCGCAAAGTATCCGGTTTGAACAGACCCGCTGCTAACTATGGCCTGTATCGCATACTTACGCGAATATGTTAGTTGAGAGAGATTGTTAAAAAATATGACGTAATTTCTATATGTCGAGCTAAACACATTAGTTACGTCTACGTATAGAACGCCACTTGAAATTGTGGTAGTACTAATTTTTACGTAATCACCGCCACCGGGCGTAGAGCTTACCCACGTCGTGCCGTTTGAAGTCAGCACGTTGCCGTTGGTACCCGGAGCCACTACCTGCACCGCAGAAGTGCCATTACCCAGCAGGACATTGTTGGCTGTGAGAGATGTTGCGCCTGTACCGCCATTAGATACACTAAGGGCTGATCCTAAATTTTGAAGGACTCTACTGTCATCAACAACAGTGGTTCCGTTTATTTGAATTGCCATTTTTGATTTAACTGTAATGCCGGTTTATACTGGTTTTGTCGGCCAAATTATGTTTTCGGGAAACCCGGCTTGCTGCGGCACATCTCGCAGTGCCTGACGATAAAGTGCCCACTTGTCTTTGATTGGCTGCGGGACATCGGCTGATTGCGTCCAATCGGTTTGATTTAACAAAAAATCTCTTTTTTGACGCGCCGCGCTTGCTTGCTTGTCTTTAATTTTTTCGGGCGTGTTTTCAGGATTAAACCAAGTGTTGCCATCAAACAAACACCCAATCGTCATATCATCAGGCAGCGCAATCCAACCTTGAGTTGTCGCGTAATCCGGCTCCGCAAGAACTGTATTTAAAACTACACCGTTTTCGACTATGGCAAATTTTGGCATGGCACTTCCTCAGTAATAAATAACAACAATACCGTTTGCGCCGTTATACGATGCGTTTCCATACAGCCCAGGACCACCCGCGCCGCCACCGAATGCTTGTCCATTTGAGCCTTGGGCTTCCGAAGTCATGCCGCCACCTCCCCAATAAGAGGCCCCACCATTACCACCAACGCTCCCGTCAGCAGCCATGCCGCCGCCGCCATATATGTTTATCTCACCATTACCCGGTGTACCTCCGATGCCGCCAGTCCGAGTTCCGCCGGCGCGGCCTTGCCCGCCACCTGCGGTAATAGTCGTTGCGCTGTACGCAAATAAAGAACTGCCACCATCACCTGTTCCGCCCGCAGCCACAGTAACAGTTGCTGAACCTCCCGAAAGCGTATAAGTGCGAATAACAGTAGCGCCTGCACCGCCGCCGCTTTCGCGCCCTGGGTAGTTAGTGCCGCCTCCGGCTCCGGTGCAAATCACCATGCACTTTGTAATGCCCGATGGCACAGTCCAAGTTCCTGATGAGGTAAAGACGGCCATGTTGCTGAATCCACCCGCAGCGGCGGCGGCACTCGTCCAAGTAGTGCCGTTACTGGTCAGCACATTACCGCTGCTACCCGGAGCCACCGCTTGAAGCGCGGAGGTACCGTTGCCCAATAAAACATAGTTGGCCGTCAGGGAGGCTGCGCCTGTACCGCCATTAGATACACTAAGGGCTGATCCTAAATTTTGAAGGACTCTACTGTCATCAATGACAGTAGTTTCGTTTATTTGAATTGCCATACTTATTTCAACGCTTGGATTTGGGCTTGCAACGCCTGAAGCTGAGCAAGCAATTCTTCTTTGGTGGGGGTGACAGGAGCCACAATTTCGGGAACCGGACGGTTATCAATAAATTCACCGTTGGCGTAGTCCCAGCCAATGCCTGCACTGCCCGACAAAGAAATCCAACCTTGGGTTGCGGCGTAATCAGGCTCAGAAACAACAGTATTTATTACTTTGCCGTTTTTGACGATTGCGTAATTTGGCATGATGACCTCTTAGTATTCAATAACAACAACACCGTTCGCACCGACGCTTGCTGCAGCCCTGGCCCCGCTTCCACCAGAGCCATACGCACGCCCACCGCGTTGACCATAGTCAACGCTTCCACCACCACCACCGCCCCAAAAGGAAGACCCTCCAACGCTCACACGGGCGCTACCTCCCCCTTCCCCTGACCCGTCTCCTCCCTCAAGATTTATACTTCCGCCGGACGCAGACCCCCCATACGCTAAACTGGGGGTATACTGGCCACTAGAATTCCCTCCATTGCCGGTAAGGTTTGTAGCGCCATATACAAAAGAACTAGCTCCGCCAGCGGTACTGCTGGTTCCACCCGATCCGACTGTGATCGTTGCCGAGCCGCCGGACAGAGACACGTATTTGATCGCGGTGCCGCCAGCGCCGCCTCCTCCCATAAATTGGCTGCCATTGTCGCCGCACCCACCACCGGCGCCGGTTACGGTTACCTTGCAATTTGTGACTCCCGCAGGTACAGACCAAGTGCCAGAAGACGTAAAAACTTGTAAATTACTAAACCCGCCACCAGCAGGTGCGGCGCTTGTCCAAGTTGTGCCGTTGCTTGTCAGCACATTACCGCTGCTACCTGGGGCCACTGCCTGAACAGCCGAAGTACCGTTGCCCAATAAAGCATAGTTGGCGGTGAGGGAAGAAGCGCCTGTACCGCCATTAGATACGGTAAGTGCAGAGCCTAAATTTTGAAGGACTCTACTGTCATCAACAACAGTGGTTCCGTTTATTTGAATTGCCATTTTTGATTTAACTGTATTTAGTTTATTATTCTACTATTTTAGCTAAGCCAATCTTTTGAAATAGTTTTAACCATAACCAACCAATATCAAATTCCCACCATTTTTGACTTAATTTCGGTGAGGCAGGATTATCATGGTGATTATTATGTAGTTCTTCACCTCCAATAAGAAAACCAAATGGTATTATATTTCTCGACTTATCATTTGTTTCATTATTGCGATAACCAAACCAATGGCCTAGACCATTAATTACACCGGCTGCCCAAAATGGTATCCATGCCATTTGAATTAACCATATGAGTAGACCCCACCAAGAAAACAATAAAATATTTAACACAAGTAATAAAGCAATGCCAAGTCCATTGTAAGGTGTGTATAACTTACGCTCAATCCAATCATTAGGAGTACCAACGCCATATGTATCAACCATGAGTTTATCTTTTGCTGAATTGACATATAAAAATACTCCAGAAAATAAAACTTTTAGTAATCCAAATTGATGTGGACTATGTGGGTCGCCTATCTTTTCACAATATCTATGATGTTTTCGGTGTATAGCCACCCATTCTTTTGTAACCATACCAGTGCTCAGCCATAACCATAATCTAATAAAGTGGCTTAACAGAGGATGAAAAATAATACCACGATGTGCCATGCCACGATGTAGATAAAGTGTCACACATACTATTGTTATGTGTGTAGTTATTAGAAGGTACAATAGCTCTAACATTTATGCTGCTTTCGCCCATACATCTTCCCAAGTACCTGCAAGAGCACCTTTTGCATAATCTGTAGCACGATTTTCAAAGAAGTTTGTATGAGTAGGTGCGTTAATCATTTCTTCAACCCAAGGCAATGGATTCTTTTTGACCTTGAAGATGCCTTTCATACCAAGAGAAATCAAGCGGCGGTCTGCAATATAACGAATGTATTGTTTTACATCAGCAGCCGTCAAGTCTGGCATATTTGAAACACCAAAGGCTAAGTCGATAAACTTATCTTCCAGTTCAACCATCTTTGTTGCGATGGTGTAAATTTTGGACTTTAGATCATCGTTCCAAATTTCCTTGTTCTCTTCTATATATGTGCGGAATAACTTAATCATCCCTTCAGCGTGTTGTGTTTCATCAACAATTGACCATGTGACAATTTGACCCATACCTTTCATTACACCGTGTCGTGGGAAATTCAACAACATAATGAACGAAGAAAACAATTGCATACCCTCAGTGAAGGCAGAAAATGCTGCAATGTGTGTAGCAGTAGACTCTCTAGTGCTATTTTTTGAACTTAATTCAAGCAAGTAATCGTGTTTCTCACGCATCTCAGCATATTCTAAGAACTCAGAATATGTGGCTTCGGGCATGCCAAGTGTTTCAATCAGGTGTGAATACGCAGCAATGTGTAGTGCTTCACGAGCCGCAAAACCACAGAGCATCATACGCACTTCAGGCTGTGGAAAATATGGCAGATAGTTCTTAACATAGCCACCTGCAACGTCAATGTCGCCTTGTGTAAAGAAACGAAAAATGTGTGTAAGAAATCGTTTTTCTTCGGGACTTAGGCGATTCTTCCAATCTTTTACATCTTCAGCCATTGGCACTTCAGTATGAAGCCAATGTGACTGTTCATGTTTGAGCCATGAGTCATAAGCCCATGGATAATTGAACGGTTTAAAATTATTTCGTTCTTCAGAGAGGTGTTTTAATTGTTTTTTTACCATTTTTTTATCCTTCGCAAGCGAGGCATACTTCTTCAGATGCCAGTTGTTTTAAATCAATTTCTTCAATTACCTGTCGTTCTATCTTCTTTGCTACTTTATCTGCCTTACCAATTTTTTCAGAGCGACAATAGTAAAGTGTTTTAAGACCCATTTTCCAAGCCATAAAATGAGCCGCATGAAGATATTTGACATTGGTATCTGGTCTAAAAAATAAATTTATCGATTGTGCTTGATCGATATATTCTTGGCGATCAGCGGCGTGCTGTATAATCCAACGCTGGTCAATTTCCATGGAAGTTTTAAAAACGTCTTTTGTCCAATCGTCCAAAAATTCAAGGTGTTGAACACTTCCATCGTTGGCGATAATACTTGACCAGATTTCGTTATAGTCCAATTTAGAGTCTTCATTGCACTTGTCCTTAATAATTTTATCCAAATACTTATTCTTGTTTAAAAAAGCACCCGATAAAGTATCCTGGCGATAAGCATTGGCACGAAAAGGTTCAACAGAAGGACTAGTGTTGCCCATGAGAATGGAAGAAGAAGCATTGGGAGCAATAGCCATAACATGACTAAACCTACGCCCAGTGTCCACAGCATCCGGTGCTTCGCCACGCTCCAATCCCAATTGTTGATTAGCTTCATCTAGTTTATCCTTTATGTGTTTGAACATTTGTCTGTTTTTTCCGACGGCCATAGCGGTCTCAAAAGGGACATTAATACTTTGCAAGTAAGCATGGAAACCAAGAGCACCCACGCCAATAGAGCGCTCACGGCTAGCAGAATATTTTGCCCGAGCAATACTATCAGGAGCATTGTCAATGAAATGCTGAAGTACGTTATCAAGCATTTCTGCCACGTCTCGCAAAAATAGTTTATCATTTTTCCATTCATCAAAATACTCCAGGTTTACAGATGACAAGCAACATACGGCTGTACGGTCTTTGTCGGTTGGTAGAATAATCTCTGAGCAGAGATTTGATTGGCGAATTTTTAGACCAAGTTTCTTTTGAAACTCTGGCATTTTTTGATTGCTAGTGTCAATAAAGTGAATGTATGGTTCGCCAGTTTGCATACGAATTTCAAGTATACGCTGCCACAATTCTTTTGCAGAAACTTTTTCACGCACTTCGCCGTTGTGCGGGTCTTTAAGTTCCCATGTATCATCAGCATCAGGATTTAACATACACTTTTCAATGATATGCATAAAGTCATCGGTGACGTTAATGCCGTGATGTAAGTTTAAAGCGCGCATATTGGGATCACCGGTGGGTTTTCTCATCTCTAAAAAGATGTGTATGTCTGGATGAGAAATATCAAGGTAGGCGGCATAAGAGCCACGCCGAGTACGACCCTGGCGATATGCCAAGGAAGACGCATCATAAGTACGTAAATGGGGCATAACACCCACAGACTTATCATCAGAACTTCTAATACCAACTCCAATTCCAACGCCGCCTCCTAACATTGAGAGCCAATTGACTTCTGAAAGACAATCGACCAAACCTTCAGCAGAATCATCCAAATAGGGAAGAAAACAAGATATAGGAAGACCACGTTTAGAACGACCAAAAGAAAGCACAGGAGTGCTATAGGATAACCAATGGCGAGAACTATATTCATACAATCTTTGAGCATGTTTTTGATTAGAACCAAAAGCTTTTGAAACATATGCAAACCTTTCTTGCGGAGAATTTTCTTCTTCTCGCATATAACTTTCTTTAAGACGTTTAGTGCCTAATTCATCAAACAAATTATCCCGAGAAAAATCTACCCTAATACCATGAACGATATTACTCATGTGTGCTCCGTTTTATTATTGTGATATAAATTGATTGGCCATTGGAAAAGATTTTGCGATGACCTCAGCGCATTTGATAGCAATCTCTCTGTGTTCTTTTTGTGTGCCATTGGCAGAACGCAGTTCGATATAATGAATCCATGAACGAAGTGTGCCGTTCATGTACATACGACTTACAGTTAAACCTTCGGGTAGTAAGGCTCGAGCCTGTTCTTTAGCAATACCATTTTTGATGGCCCAATCGTATTCTCTTTGTACAGCAAATAAAACACGCTTTTGTGCTCTACGCCATTCAATATCTAAAAATTTTTGTTGCTCATCATTTTCATCAGGCTCAATAGAATTTTGCCGATTCTTAGCATCTTGAAAACGAGCTTCACGAGTTACAAAACAATCTTTAAATTCTTTTGTTGGATCAGCATAACGCTGAGAAAATTCTTGAAATGAAAATGATCTATGCCTCAAAATTTGTCTCGCTATGTCTCTTGTTGTTTCTATTTCTAGACACATACTCACCATTTCAAGTGGTGACCAGTGTTTATTGTTGACGAGATAACGAATAAGTTTTTCATTTGTCTCAGTATTTAATTGATTACTTGGATTTGAAACACGAGCACAAAACGCAATTAAATCTTGTAAACCTTCTAATCCATTTTCAAACAGCATTGGCGCTGCGGTACTATAACTAACCAAATTTACATTCATTCTATATTTTTTTCCACATATTAAACTTCAGTTGGGCTTCAATCCCTTTGAAGGTGTTTGTACTTATAATTTTTTCAATCTCACCTGGTGAATTACCATTTAAGACCATTTCGTTAATATCTTTTCCTATTATTGTATTTGGCCAAATGACAACTTTATGATTTAAATCAATTGCATTACGAATCATTTTAACAATTTCTTTGTTTCGTGGTTCGTTATCAAACACCAGAGTTACATCACCAGAAAGGTCTTTTGCTGTTAATGCCAGATTAGCATCGCCAGAAGCTAAACAGTTATTTAGAAAAAGCGAATCGATTGGACCTTCAACCAGCAATATTTTTTCCGATAATTTTATTTTATCAATACCATAAATTAATTTATTTTGCGATTTATTTGTGCGTATTGTCACATAACGAAGGGATTTATCACTTGTTTCTAAAGCACGACCAGAAACCGCAATTAATTCATCATTTTCATCATAAAAAGGGATTACTAATCGTGTATCATTAACGATTTGTTTTTCGTGATTTGGATAAATTGCAGTTACAAAATCACAATACTTACTGGTAAATAACAAGCATTTGTAAACTGATTTTGGTATTTGACGCCGTTCTAGATATTCTAAACAAAAATGTCCAGGCGGTAGTTTGTCACACCATTCGGCATGTTCGAAAACTTTTTGTTTATCCAGTTTACCGAACTTTGGTGCGGATATTTGTAGTATTGCGTTGGCTGAATTGGCATTATTGGTTCGACCTGAGGTATACCTTTCAAGAACATATTCTTTATGTAAGGTATGGTCGACATGTTTGACAAGGTTACCAACATTTGTGCTTACTCCGCAGTTATGACAACGATAGAAATAATCGTTACCTTTTGCAAACGCATAACCACGAGCCTTTGTGAGATTCTTCTTTGAATCACCACAAATTGGGCAGGAAAAATTAAAAAGGCCTTCTTTCTTTTGTTTGAAGTTACGCAAACGCGAAGAAATCAGGCGCAAATACTTAATATCAAGCGACAACATAATAACACATTATAAAGTATCCGAGGATACAAATCAAGCAAATGCTTTGATTACATCGGCAATTTTTTCAGAATGACCACTTAACCAACCCAAGACAGCAATACCACCACCTACCAACCATACCAATTTATCTTTGTCTTTCTTTAATGCACCAATTTCATCAGCGAGTGCCTGGTGTTGAGAACAAGAAGTATTATACATGTTATCAAGCTTTTCTGTCAAATCATTTCTGGTGCGATCAAGGCAGTCATGCACATCTTTAACATCAACTTTAATTGTGTCTAATTTTTCATTGAGATTTTCTACCTTGGTCTCTACAACACCAAGGCGCTCGGCTGTTGTAGGCATTTTATTTCTTGTCGCCCTTTTCAGGCACCTTAGTGCCCTCTAGTTTCTTATGAACTTTCATTTCTTTGCAGTCTTGAACTTGTTTACCGTTTTTATCAAGAACTGGTTTACCATCTTTTGTTACTTTATCAATACAAACTTTTTTTACTTCAGCTGGTTTTGCTTCTTCTTTCGCGCCAGCAGCAAAAACTGATGTAAAGGCCATTGATAGTGTTACGAGTGAAGCTAATGCAATTTTTTTCATATTTCCCTTTCGTCTATTTTTGGTAATGGTGTGCCATAAATTGGCCGTCTTGGTTCATAAACATATTGTTTTGTATTTCTACTTGTAAATTTTTCTGCAACTGTTACTCCCAAACCTGCAATTGCAATGTACATCATGCCTTCAAAAATAGTTGAATCAATTTTTTTATCAAAAAATAAATTTGCAAAGAAGGCAATACTACAAAATATAAAAGCACAAAATGTAACAACTCTCCTACTACTTAAAGAGCCATCAATTCCATCTTGCAATAATGTGTTAAATTTCATTAATTAGATTTCTGGATGAACTGTTGGCGGTGGCGCCATTTTGCCGCCAAAACCTACTACTACTTGACCAGGCGCTTGAACAGGGCCACTCATTGGTGTGCCAATTGTAACACCTCGATCTGTTACAGTAACAGTTGGTTGTGCAGGTGGCGGAGGTGCAACCATTGCTTTCTTAGTTGCTTCGAAGTTTTCATTAGCCAACTTTTGTGCAGCAAGCATTGCCTCTTGGTCTTCTTTCTTGGCACCAGCAAGCATAATGCCTGATAGTGTACCAGTCAAGAATGTTGCAATAGGTACAATCAACTCAAAGAATTTTTGATCGATTGGTGAAATGGCATTTAATGGTTGTGTAACAAAAATAAGAGAATAAAGAACCACAAATACAATTCCTGTTAGCGTTAGCGCAAGGCAAACGCCAATAAAAAACTTCAGACGAGCCATTAATTGCTCTTCGGTGTATACGAATTCTGGTTTATTTTCCACAGTTAACTCCTTGCGGAACACATATTTGTTGAGAAGATTGGTTAGTGATTGAATCATTTGGCATTCCTAATCTAGGATCTCGCTGACCCTTGAACACATGTTCTGGACAAGTTCTTGTCACATCACATAATGGTTTTTGACACATTTCTTTGTCCCAATTTTTTGGATCTTGACATGGATAACGAAATCTATCGCCACCGAAAATTGCAAGACCTATTGGAAGAATTAAAAGAAAGAGTAAATATTTAAATAGTTTTTTATCATTCATTAGTGGCCTCCTAGAACGTGAAGCGCATGTTCATAATGTTTAATGCGATCATCAAGCCCTATGGTTCCACCATTAATACGCTTTGTCAAAGTTACAATATCGCTTTTGTCAGCCCATTGATTAAGTTTATTTGTTTCCCAGAACCAGCAAGCAGACTGTGCAGCACCTTCAAATGTGCCAAGATATTCTGTTGCCTCTTCAGATGAAATTTCAAGAGATGCAGCAAACCATGCATAGTTGTCCCGACCTGTAAGTTGAATCAGACCACGACCACGATATTTGTAACCATCACCAGATTCTTCTGGTCCATTGCCCATACGGCTTGCATAAATTCGATTTGCAATTGCTTCTTGTTTATTTGGTTTTGATGCATATTCTTGTGCAAGTGCATCGGTTGGAAAATATTTTGGAAATAATTTTCTAAGTGTTGCAGCTTTATAATTTAAATTTTCTGTAAGAATCATAAAACCACCAGACTCATGGGCGCATTGTGCGATAAATGCAGCCATTCTTGCTGGTGTGTTGATCTCATAATCTGGAAATAACTGCTTTAGTGCAGTATGCCAATATGTCACATAAGGATTTTTTGGAAGTAATTGTTTTAATTGTTGTTCTGTTAGTTCCATTTTTTATCCCTTTATAGACCAAACCAGTTTCTTTTTGGTGATTCTATCTTAACAGTTTCATTTTTACATCTATCAGCTAAAGCAATTGCGCCAACTTTTGCAGCATTATCACCACCTTTTGCTATCTCTGCAATGGCAGACCAGCAAGCAGTTTGTGACATGGTGTTGTCTTTGCTAATTGATTTAGCAGTGTCGTAATACATTTGATCTTTGCTTGTTGCACAACCTGCGAGAGCGAGACAAACAAATGTTAAAATTAAATATTTCATTAATTACTCCATATCGTTTTAAAATTTATACCATGGTTTATTTTTATTTGGAACCACAGTTTCGTATATCTTTTTTTGTTCCTCATACCATTCAGTCCAACCATCGACCTTTGTTGAACATTGATAATGTATTGAATAATTTTCAACAATCACTTTCATCATATCAGTGACCGAGATTTTTTCGCCTGCAATTGTTTTTAATTCCTCACACTTCTTTTTTAATTGTAAAGATACATCAGGCCATTGTGGTGCAACCGGCACAGGTTTTTGAAACATTGCACAACCAGATAAAAACAATGTAAAGAGAAAAATTGAAAACCTCACTTCTTCTCTCCCTGACCACTCATTTTAATTGCTTGATTATGTAGGTCTACAATGTCTTTTGGTATTGGACAATTTTCTACAAACTTAACAACTTCTTCTTTTTTTATTACTTCACGGTCAATATACTTAATAATTTCATCGCCTTTTTCTTTTACAACTTTGGTCTTCTCTACAACTTTTTCTTCAATTTTTACATTTTCTTTTTTTGCCGCCTCTTCTGCTATTGCAACTTTTGCTTCCATCTCTTTTACTTTTGCCATCCATGCATCATTATTATATACACCACCATACATAAATGTGGCAAACACAATCAAAGCAATAGATGCAATTTGTATTGGTGTTTTATACATGTACACGATTGGAATCGGTACAAGTTTTAAAAAATATGTAAGAAGAAAGCCCAAAACGCCAATAGCGAATAAACCAAGAAACACCCACCCAGGCAAAAATTCTAAAATAAACAACATTATTGTGGTTTTCTACGAATGTATGATATAAATGATGCCAACTTTTTCTTTTTTACTCCAGGTTCACCTTGTGCGCCAACGCCTACACCAGCAACTGCACCGGCGCCAACATTATTAACTGGTGCATCTTCTTTCATTTTTTTCTTTCGACCTTGGCAATGTGCTCTTTGTGAAAAACCTTTTGGATTATTACAATTAATACTTTTTTTATACTTGTCAGACCAAGACTCTTTCATGTCTTTTGTTTTTTCTTTCATGTCATTAATAAAACTTCTGTAAACTGCTGCAGCAGAACTTTTACCCATTACTTTTGCTCTTTGTTCCATAGCAATTGCAGCTTGAATTTTGTGAGCATGTGATCTACCACTACTTTTAATTTTACGAACAGAAGCTTCTGCATCTTCTTTTGATGCAAACTTTAAACCATGTATTGTGCCTTTTGGATCTTCGTCTGTATACAAATCTGAGTGTTTATCAGATTTTGCAGGTTGACCAGATTTTCTTGGTATTCTTGATTCGCTCACTTTATTTTTCTTAATACCTCTGCAATTGTCATATCTACTTCTATATTTGACGATATTATGTCATGTCCCTTAACACTTTTTACAATATTTGGCATTGTGTTTAAAAATAACAAATGTGTTTTTAGAGCTGAATAATCATCTTTTGACATTCTATAAAACAACATTCGTGTTGCCGGTTCAGGACCAAATACATTGTAAACTACTATTAAATGATTTAAAACTAACTGTTCTTTAAGTTCACCACTTTTACGATACTTGTGAAAAAGTCTTTTAAGATAATTAAATCTTTTCATATCTTCTTTAAACTCACTCATTAAACAATTTGGTCTATCGTAGGCCTTCATTGCATAGAGTATAAAGTTTTCATTATTTAAATCTTCAAACATTAGTCTTTTTCTATTTCATCTTCCTCTTCTTCGTCTGAAATAAGTTCTTCTAAACCTTCATCATCAGTTAACTCGGCATAGAATTCATAATTATTGTCGTCAGTCAAAGAGTATATTACGTAAAGAACAAGTGGACCATTTACTGTTTCAATATCAACAGCAATTTCATCTCCTTCAGAATTCAATTCATCTAATGGAATTTCATTAACGCCATAGTTTCCAAAAATGGCTTTGATAATTTCAAAGCCATCTTCAGGACTTTCAGGATTACTGTCTAATGCATCAGCCAAATCTTGATTAATAGAATCCCTGGCATCCATAGATTCCATCTCAGAAATAAACTGACCAAATCTCATTATGTATTAGCGTAAACTGTATTGTCATTAGCAACTGCGCCGCCGTCACCAGTCATCGAACCCATGGCTACGATAACTTCAGTTTGAACACGACCTGCGCGACCGCCAGAACCCTCAGTACGCAATACCCAACCAGCGTGAGCAGGTTTTTGTGTAGCGTTATTTGCTAAACCAATTTCTGTGGTGTCTACACCGAATACACCAACATTTAGACCAGTCACAAATGCATCGGCTTGTGTGTTTGCATAGAGTGTAAAGCCATTTGCTGAAACGCCAAGACCGCTTGCAACAGCAAAAACTGGTGCAGAAGTGTTAGCGTCTGTATTTGACCAAAGTGCCATCTTTTTCTCCTAAAAATTAGCTTTGTTTGTTATTTATCCTCTTTCACAATTTCGCTTGTCAAGGTAGGATTAGCCTCAAATTTATCTTTGGCTTTTCCGTTTTCATCTTTTTTCTTCTTTACAATTTCTTTCACAATGTCTGCTTTGCGAGATTCTTTTAATGAACCAGCAGAAGGCTTAATTTGCTTCTTCATTGCTGTACGAGCAAGATGGCGAGCAGTAGAATAACCTATGCCATATTTACCAGCGATTGCTGAAGTTTTCTTTGGCTTATCTGGTTCAAATGGTGGATTTTCTTTCTTTTTCTCATTTTCTTTTTTACGAAATGCAACCATTGGCTGGTCATCATAACTTGAAGGTGACATAGTATTATAAGCCTCATTTACAGACCTCCAACTACCACCTTTGGATTTGTACCATTTTGCGGCCCAACCATTGGCATATGCAGAGGGATAAACATCAAACTTTTGTTTTGCAAGAGATTTTGCGCGAGACCAAAGACTTGGATTTGTTGGCACATTTTTTTCTTCAAGATACTCAACTTCTTCATTCATTTCAGCAGTCATGTAGTTTGCAACTGTAGAAATGTAATCTTCAGCTAATGTAACTTTATTTTGGCACCATTCAGGTAAATTATCTTCATCTTTTACCATGTCGATGATTCTTTGAGCATTTGCCATGACAGAGCGAAGGTCTGATTTGACCATATCGCCTTCATAGTCATACTCTTTTGGATCTTCACTTGCGTTTTCTTGCATTGGTTTTTTCTCTTTGTCTTTAAATGACCGAATCGTCTTGAAAACATTTGAAGCTTTCTTCATTTTTAGTCCTTCATTGCTTGTTTAGTTGCAGTTGCATACATAACTGATTTAGCACGGTCTCCGTATCTTTCTTTAAAACCTGCCATGCCCTTTTTCATGCCTTTTACAATCTTCTCACGCTCTTTCATTTCTGGTTCAGTCATCATGCGCTCTTCAACTTGCTCAACTTCTTCATTTTTTACTGCTTGAACCGCGCCTTTAGCAATTTCATCATTTTTTTTCTTGCCTTCAGATTTTGCTTTAGCATCTTCTAACTCTTTTGTGAATTGTTCGTTGTCTGGTTCTTCTTGAATTACATACAAAGATTCAAGAAGAGACTTTACACCGCCTTCAGTATATTTTTCCAAAAGACCTGTGAAAGATTCATTGACACGAGTAGAACGAACATAGTTTTGACGAGCACCATACTTTTTCTTAGCAGGTTTATCTGCGGCTTTGGCCATATCATTTTCTTTAGCATAGTCTGTTTCGCCATATTCAGCACCTTTTGCTGTGCCGTATGTGCCTTTGTGCTTGTAGACTCCGCCTTTTGATTCATACTCAAGAATAAGAGCATCAATCATGTCTTCCATTTCTTTAAGCGATTCGACTTCTTCTTTAGCAAGACGACCAATAGCTTTATGAACACCTGCAACACGCTTTTCAGCTTTTCTTTCTAGTTCATAAGATTTGGAAGAACTTCCGTATTCAGCTTCAGCATCTGCATCTTGTGTCTTACGAACAGCATCAGTTGTAGCTTTTTTAGCATACGAAGCAACAGTTGATTTTTTCAACTCATCAATCTGCTCAACTTCTTCTTTCTTCATATCAGCTGGTTTTTTATTTGCACGAAGCATTTTGAAATCTTGTGCATCAATTTTATTGTTCTTATTAGCATCAATTTTATGTTGATTGCCTGCCAATGCTTCATCCATAAT